GCCAATCCACTTTTTGGTCTAACTTGAATTTCATAACCAATATCAAATGATAGTTTTAATCCTGTTGGGATAAGTGCCCTACCAAATGGTTCTAATGTAATTTCTTCAGTTGAATATAAATCAAATCCTGAATCTGTTGGGTATGCATATTCGGGGAATACGGCATCTTCCGTTAACAATTCAATTTGAATGTTTTTTGTTTTTGAAATCATATCTAATTGGTCTTGTAAACTTCCAAAATCAATTCCAAATGTGTTATTTAAATCTTCTTGAGATTCAGTGTCTTCAATACCAAATTCTTTTCTAAGCATTTCAATCTCATCTTGAATTTGTTTTAATACGTCTTCGTTGTAGTCTTCTTCCATTATTTTAAATCTATAAGTTTTTTAATTACGTCAATTAATACTGACACATCTTTTTCACAATATTTAACAATATTTTCAATATCTTTTTTAACCCAAAAGGCTTCGTGTACTTTATTTCCTGTTACTTCCATAGTTTTAGATGACTCAACACCTAAACTAACACACATAAGTTCTAATGAAGCAATAGAACCATATCCACCGTATTGCCATACTTCTTTGGTGTCAATTGCTTTTACTTCCCAAGGTTTTGTGTCGTGTCCTGGTAATAATTTCGGTGGCATTAAACCATTCATAATCATTCTTTTTGCCAAGACAGGAATATCAAAACCTTTAACATTATGTCCACATAAAAAGAATCCAAGTTCACCTGTTCTATATAAAAGTTTTTGAACACCTTCTAATAGTTTTTTCTCGTCAGGGTCACTGAATGATTGCATTTTTGTTTCACCTTGTTCTGTAACAAAGGCAACACTAACACAAGCGATTCTTAAAAATTCAGGAACTAATGCCGACCTGTTTACAAATACTTCACCTGCAGATTTCCCTACTTCTTCAGGAAATCTTTTTTGAAACCAATCTAAATAATTTTCAAATTGGAATGCAAGTTCAGGTCTTTTTTCTACTAAAGAATCCCAATCAGGTTGTATCCCAACAGTTTCAATATCTAAGAATAAGATTTTGGTTAATGGTACGTTTATCATATTTTTATTTTTTCAATTATTTCCCAATTTTTATTTTTTCCGTAAGATTTTAAGGTAGTCACACTAACATTTAATAAATGTTTAGTTACAAAATCTTTAAATGAATTATAACCAAAAAATTCCATTATTTCACCATTTGGATTTTTTATTTTCCAAATTATTTTTTTACAATCAGATAATGTTTTTTTAACTTCATCATTTCTTTTAACACCTAATTTAGATAATGACATTTTTTTCTTGACCTCATCAGTTTGTTTTTTACCTTTATTAGGAGAAACCATACCTTTCTTTTTTTTAGATATTTTTAATTTAGTTTCAATAGACATTGGTTTTCGTTTAAATCCTTTTAATTTATTACTTATTTTGAGTTTAGATGTTTCATTGTGACTCTTACCAATAGATGAAATTTTAATTTTTTCTCTAACATCGTCCGCAATTTTTAAATCTTTGTTCCATCCACCTATACACCTATTTTGTTTTTTTGCAGTTTCAGACATTTTTATTTTTGTTTCTAACGAGTGCTTTTTTCCTAACATAGGAGAACCACCATCACCACCATCAGTTAAATTAACTAAATTAAATCCCCAACTTCTAAACTGTGATATCCAATAACGTTCAACTTCATTTGCTATTGAATCGTCGCAAATCTCTAATGGTTCAATAAATATTGTTCCACCGTTAGTTAAAACTTTATTAACCCATTTTTCTTTATGAGTTCTTAATAAATAAGATTCATTAATATGGGATTGATATCTTTTTTTAATTTGTTTTGTTTTACCAATATATCTAATTGACGTTTCATCACTTAAAGTGTAAATAATTGTTGACATAATGATAAATATTATGATTTACATAAAGTTACTTAACAATACTTAAATAAAATTCGCGTCTATCTTTTGTTACTTTATTCAAGTCGTATGTGTCTTTAACCGTTTCATATAATCTTTCACCCATATCTTTAACTAAGTTAGGGTTTTTAACCAATTTCTCAATATATTTTGCCCAATCACTATGGTTTCTATTTTCATCAACCAACATCGCATTACCATCAACAAAATTACCATTATTTAAACAATGTTTTAAATCAATTGTATATGGTCCTAAATTAGTAGCAATTAATGCTTTCTTATAAAATCCAGACTCAATCACTTTTAATTGTGATTTCATTCTGTTAAACATATGATTTTTGATTGGAGCTAAAGATACATCAAATTTTGAATAATTTTTAGCATAAGAGTTGACAGGTTTTGTCCAAACTCTTAAATAAGATTCATCATTTGTGTTAACATACTCATCTTGAGTATAATCCAAAAGATATTTTTTGTAATCTTCTGAAATTATTGAATGATTTTGGGTAAAAACACTTTCATATTTTGCCCATACAGTTTCGTGAGGAAGAATATTTCTTTTGGTATGTTCACCTGTTTTTGAATTAATTTCAGTGACAGTTCCTCTAGTATCAAACCCACATAGTACATATTGAAGTTTATCTTTAAGAGGTAATAACTTATTAAATGATTGGTCTAATAACTCAATATCATGTAGGTGAGATGAACCACCTAACCACCCAATTCTTAATCTATCGGATTCTAATGTAGGTTCATTAAATTGACCCTCTTTTGGATTGATTGCATTTGGTAATACAAACACATTTGGATTAAATTTTTTAATTTCGTCTGCAAATAATGAAGTCGTTGTTGTTATATATTTTGATACCCTTAAGTTTTCGACAATTTTTTCATTAATTTTATTAAATCTAATAATATCGTGAATAGGGTGTTCTTTACCTGGCATCCAATAGTCATCAATATCACAAACAGTAATAATACCTTTTGAATTTAACCACTTAATAAGGGTATTTGCTTTATCGAAATCAGCACCAATACTTCTATGATAGGAAACAATTTGATATTGAGACCAAAAATTTTGGTCATTATAATCTGGTTCGTAAACAATATCTACGTGAAAATCTTCTCCGTAAAGGTTTTGTAAAAAAATGTGAGGGTCAACCGACCTAAATTTACCAACTCCAGTTCTATCTGAAGGAACTACTAATACTTTTATTTTAGACATAAATTGTTTTTATATTCCTTAAAATATAATAATTTATGTTCAATAAAGAAATAGGTTAAGACATTTTTTTGATTTTAGTAACCTTACCTTCAAATACGTGTTTACCAACTTTGAAGGTGAATAACTCATTAGATTTTTCACTACTTTCCATAAGTAATCCATTTTCTCTTAACGCATTATTAACTGCTTCAGTAATCATTTTTTGAATTACGTTGTAGTCAATATTACCTACAGATGGTGTTGGTTGAGTTTGAACTTGTTTTGGTTTTGCCGAATCAGGAACATAGTTGTTACTATTATCTTTCATTAATCTTGAAGCCTTTTCAATTAACTCGTTAGAGATTGTAGTTGGTTGTTGTTGAGGTTGACCAATAGGATGTTCCATCATTAACCTTTTAATTTCATCAGGTAATTTTGAATTTTTAATTGCGTCAACTGTTGGATTTCCAACTGGCTTTGTATTCTCTCTTGGTACTGATGATAAGTACTGTGTTTGTTGTGAAGGTCCTTCTTGTAAGAATTCTGAAGGAATGTTATATTTTGCATTGGGAACATCAAATTGTTGTAGTGATGTTGGAGGTAATCCACCATTCATTGAATTACTACTTTTTATTCCGTCCGCTTTATCCATAATAGCTTTTGATAAAGCCAATTTTTCCATTAATCTGTCCATGTTTTTAGAATTTACTTATAATAATAACTGAAGTCATGCTTTTGTCACCACTTGGATTAAAATTTGGTTTCATTTCTGTAAAATTTTCTCCGGTTGGTTTTAATGATAGTATTTTGTCTAACCTAAAAAGTCTCCATCCGGGTAAAGGTTTTTCTCCTTTATATGCCGTATGTGAAGCACCTTCTTCATCCCAAGCCCTTACAACCTTGTTTCCGGCTTTACTT